AACAATTATTATGGTAGTGATGTTAACGTGATACAAATCACAACTAATGATGTTTTAAGGGTAGAGGTTACTAAGACAGATAATACTTTACAGTCAGTAATTCAGTTTGAAAACAAACTTGTTTAATCTTCCCCATATATATCTTTCTTCTCTTTACACTTCTCTATGATTAAATTCTCAAGAAATTTATAAATTTTAATTCCCCTCTTATCGCAGTATATTTTCAATACATTATGTGATTCAGGTGATATCTTTATGTTCTTTATTTCCTTCTTTGTTTTCATAGTATGAAAAAAGGTAGAAAAAATTCATACCGTTTACAAATACATATCTAAAAGTCAAGTTTTTTGTGTTAGTCTTGAATATTTATCATTAAAATAAATCTGTAATAGAATTAATTAATAATGGCAACAGCACAAGCAAACAAAAAAGTATTCGTATCACCTGGAGTATACACATCCGAAACGGACTTATCATTCGTAGCTCAGAGTGTCGGTGTAACGACATTAGGAATAGTTGGGGAAACAATTAAAGGCCCAGCTTTTGAACCAATTTTCATAACTAACTACGATGAGTTCCAAGCCTATTTTGGCGGAACAGAACCCGTTAAATTTGTGAACACACAAATTCCAAAATATGAGGCGGCTTATATCGCTAAATCATATTTGCAACAATCAAACCAACTTTTCGTAACGAGAGTGTTGGGATTATCAGGATACGATGCGGGTCCTTCTTGGACAATCAGCGTAACTTCAAACGTTGACCCTTTAACTATTGGATTTAATCCATCTTCTGTTGGAACTGTATTCACTGCTACTTTTGTAGGTAGTAATTCTGCAAATACTGTTACATTGAACACTTCAACTTTACCTGCAACAATTCAGGACAGTTACACTAGTCAATATAGATTGAGTGATGGGAGTGTTTCAACTTTAGAGAATGATTTTAATTATTACATTAGTAGTATTACTGACACTTTAGGTGCCTCAGGTAACACATGTGTAATTTATGGTTCAATACCAACTTCAGATTGGTCTTCGTTAACAGGTAGTTACCCTAACTTAAATAATGTTTATGGAGTACCAGGAGATGGAGATATTCAATATAATGATTTAAGCTCAGGTTTAAATGACCCTTGGTATTACGCAAATTTTGATAACTACTCTGCGGATAATTATTCAGGTTATTCTTTCGATTATATTCTTAGTTCGGTAGTATCAGGCGCTGGTGATTCATATTCAGGAATAATATCAGGTACCATATATACTTTCTCAGGAACAGCATATAGTGAATATAACAACATGGTTGTTGCTACATTACGTTCAAGGGGTATTTCCCTTTATACAAATAACGCTGATTCTGAAAATCACGGGCCTATATATGAAACAACAGGTTTAACAATGGTTTGTAATGGTTCATATTCTGGTGTAAGTACAGACCCTTATGGTACATTCTTATTGTCAGGTGTAACTAATGATAATAATACTTTCCAATTTGAAACTTCATTGTTGGCGTCTTCTTCAAAATATATCACAAAAGTATTTGGTGTTGATAACTTTGGTAAATCAAGATATACAGTTCCTGTATTTGTTGAAGAATCTTATCAAGCGTCATTAAACATAGCATATCAAAAAGGTTATATTAAAGGATTAAATTGTTCATTAATCGATCTTCCTGATGCTAGAAGTGAATCTAATACATCAATTGCTTATAGTTTAGAAAGATACCAATCACCTGAAACTCCATATTTGGTTTCAGAATTAAGAGGTAATAAAGTTTATAACTTATTTAAGTTTATATCAATTTCTGATGGAGATGCTGCAAATATGGAAACTAAGGTTTCAATAGCAAATCTTTCATTTAATAATATGTCATTTGATGTGTTGGTTAGAAATTTCTACGACACAGATGCAACTCCTTTTGTAATTGAAAAATTCACTAATTGTAATATGGATCCAGGTTCTAACAACTTCATTGGTGTTAAAATCGGAACTTCAAATGGTGAATACGCTTTAATTTCAAAATATATTATGGTTGAATTAGCAGATGGATTTCCTATAGACGCAATTCCTTGTGGATTCCGTGGTTATACTCAAAGAGAGTATGAAAATCTTTCTTCATATCCTTCACCGTATATTCAATATAAAACAAAATATTTTTATCCAGGTGAAACTATTACAAATCCTCCATTTGGTGGGGCTGCTAATACAACAGAATCTGCTGGAGATATAGTTAGAAGATCTTATTTAGGATTTTCAACTCAATATGGTGTTGATGAATCATTCTTAACTTATAAAGGAAAACAAACTCCAGCTAGTTGGATTTCAAACCCCACACAAGCGGCAGAACCTTGGAACGTTCAAAGTAAAGGTTTCCATATGGATTCAGGAGCAACTGTTGTAACAATTTCAAATACTTTCCAAACAAGTGGTCAAACTGCTTTTGAATGTGGTGCTGCTGATTTTAGATTTGACCCTGAATCTCAAGAAAATCCATATTATTTTATTTACTCAAGAAAATATACAGTATGTTTCGCGGGTGGATTTGACGGATGGGATATATACAGAGAACACAGAACAAATACAGATAATTTCCAATTAGGTTCAAGTGGTTATTTAGCAGGAGCTTATCCTTCTTCAAGATATCCAAATGCAACAGGTGAAGGTTTGTTCAAAAGAATTATTGTAGAAAATAACACACAAGATTTTGGAAATACTGACTACTACGCTTACTTACTTGGTATCCTTAGTTTTGCAAACCCTGAATCTACAAACATTAATATTTTTGCAACTGCAAGTATCGATTATATTAATAACTCTAACTTATGTGAAGAGGCTATTGATATGATTCAATACTCAAGAGCTGACTCAGTTTATATTGTAACAACTCCTGACTATAATATGTTTACTGCAGATGCTTCAAGTCAATATGATGTTATCTATTCACAGGAAGCTGTTGATAATTTAGACAACACAGGAATTGATTCAAACTATACCGCAACTTACTATCCTTGGATTTTAACAAGAGACACAGTAAACAATACACAAATTTATTTACCTGCTACAGGTGAAGTTTGTAGAAACTTAGCTCTAACAGATAATATTGCATTCCCTTGGTTCGCATCAGCTGGTTACACAAGAGGTCTTGTAAATTCAATCAAAGCAAGACAAAAATTAACACAAGAGAATAGAGATACATTGTATCAAGGTAGAATTAACCCTATCGCTACTTTCTCTGATGTTGGTACTGTAATTTGGGGTAATAAAACATTACAAATTGCTGATTCAGCTTTGAACAGATTAAATGTGAGAAGATTATTATTACAAGCTCGTAAATTAATATCTGCTGTTGCTGTAAGATTATTGTTTGAACAAAACGATCAAATAGTTAGACAACAATTCTTAGATAGTGTAAACCCAATCTTAGATTCAATTAGAAGAGATAGAGGTTTATATGATTTCCGTGTAACAGTTTCTTCAACACCTGAAGATTTAGATGCAAATAGATTAGTAGGTAAAATATACCTTAAACCAACGAAGGCTTTAGAGTTCATAGATATTGAATTCTTCATTACTCCAACAGGAGCTTCGTTTGAGAATATTTAAAATATATAAGGGGGAAGTTAATCTTCCCCTTTATTAGCCAATATGAGAAGAATAGTAGAAGGATTTAAGTCAGAACATACACCAGATATGAAATATTATGCGTTTGATTGGGATGATAATATTGTTCATATGCCAACTAAGATTATGTTAAAGACTGAAGATGGAGATGAGATTGGAATGAGTACTGATGACTTTGCACAATATAGACACGATATAGGAAAAAAATCTATAAACTATAAAGGTGAAACAATTGTTGATTATGCTGATGAAGCATTCAGGAACTTTAAAACAAACGGAGATAAAGATTTTTTAATAGACGCGATGACAGCTGAAAAGGGTCCGGCCTTTAATGATTTTAAAGAGGCGATAAATAACGGGTCAATTTTTTCTATCATCACAGCTAGAGGTCATAATCCAAACACCTTAAAACAAGCAGTTTATAATTATATTATAAATGGTTTTGGTGGTATTGATAAAACACAATTAGTTAAAAACATAAGGAAATATAGAACATTTGCTGATGAAAATGATATGTCTGATGATGATTTAATTAGGTCATATTTAGATCTCAACAAATATCATCCTGTTTCCTTTGGTACTGAAAATGGAGCTGGTAGCCCTGAGGAATTAAAAGTTATGGCGATGGATGAATTTGTAGATTATGTTAAAGGGCTTGCAGCATTTCTTAATAAAAAAGCATTTCTGAAAAAAGAAATTAGTAATAACTTTATACCAAAGCAACCTATGATAGGATTTTCAGATGATGATTTAAAGAATGTAGAAAAGATAAGTAAACATTATAAAGATAAACCAGATAATATAGTAAAAACATATTCTACTGCTGGAGGAACTAAGCAAGAATATAAAGAAGAATATATATAAGGAATATTCTTTTTAAAAATAAAGTAAATAGAAATATTTTTAAGAAGACTATATTTATAAGATATAAAATAAAAAAAACAAAATTTAAATAACATGGCTGATTTACTAATGAAAATGCCGATTCCTTACGAACCGAAACGTCAGAACCGATTCATCTTGAGATTTCCTTCAAGTTTAGGAATAAATGAGTGGTTCGTGGAAAGTGCAAAAAGACCATCTATCAAAATTGCTTCAACAGAAATACAATTTTTAAATACATCAACATATGTTGCTGGTAGATTTAATTGGGACGAAATTTCAGTTAAATTTAGAGACCCAATTGGACCTTCAGCGGCTCAAGCTCTTATGGAGTGGGTTCGTTTACATGCTGAGTCTGTAACAGGTCGTATGGGATATGCCGCAGGTTATAAAAAAGACATTGATTTGGAGATGTTAGACCCAACAGGAGTAGTTGTTGAAAAATGGATCCTTTATGGAACTTTCTTAACAAGTGTAGATTTTGGAGCTCTTGGATATTCAACAGATGCTTTAGCAGATATCACAGCTTCATTAAGAATGGATAGATGTGTTTTAGTTTATTGATATTTTAATATTTATAAAAAACAAATCTCAATTATATTTAACCGTAAAGACATAAACTTTACGGTTATTTTTTTATATGGACAATCAAACACAAAATTACGCACAACAGAATTTCACACTCCCTCACGATGTGGTTCCATTGCCTTCGCAAGGAACTTTTTACAAAAATAAAAAGAAATCAGTTAAGATTGGTTATTTAACCGCATCTGATGAAAATATTTTAATGGGAGGAGGAGATGACATAACTACTAATTTAATTAAGAGTAAGTTATATGAACCAGATATCAGAGTCGAAGATTTATTAGAAGGGGATGTTGAAGCAATTCTTATCTTCTTAAGAAATACTTCTTTTGGACCTGAATTAACAATTAATGTTACAGACCCAACAACAAAAAAACCATTTCAAACAACAGTTGTTTTAGATGAACTTAATGTTATTAAAGGTCAAGAACCATTGGAAGATGGAACATTTCTTGTAACACTTCCAAAATCACAAAGTGTTATTAAGTTAAGACCCATGACATATGGTGAGATTATCAATATAAATAAGATGAGCGAATCATATCCACAAGGAAGAACAGTACCCAAAGTAACTTGGAGACTTGAAAAACAAATTGTTGAAGTTGATGAAAATACAAACAAAGGAGACATCGCTAAATTTATTGAACAAATGCCAATTATGGATTCAAAATTCATTAGAAATTTTATGGATGAAAATGAACCTAGATTAGACATGAACAGAGTAGTAACAACCCCATCAGGAGATATACTGACAGTCAATGTCGGTTTTGGGGTGGAGTTTTTTCGTCCTTTCTTCTGATTATAGAAAAGGACAACTTGATGAGTTTTTTTATTTAAATACTCTACTCAAGATTACATGGCAAGATTTTGAACGAATGCCCATATTTGTGAGAAAATATCTATTAGACAAATGGGTTGAAAATAACACGAAGGACTAAAAAAAATTAGTCCTTCTTCTATTTATAATAAAATATACCAATGGAGGCTGCAGACGAAACATTAAATCAGTATAATAACATATTAAAAGATGCGCTAGACATGAGTCTTGAGAAGTTTGTTCAGTATACTGACGATATGCTCAAGGCAGGCAACTCAATGACCAAAGCTTTTGGAGGATCTAGAGCAAGGGTTAGCGAGATGATGAGTGCGGTTAGTGAAGCTGCACCAAAAATGAGAAGACTTGGCGCTGACTTCGATAAAACATTATCGTCAATGCAAGACATTGCAAAAGCAACTGGTAGAAATACTTTAGCTTCTGCGGATAGTGTTTCTAAGTTATATGCAGCAACTAAAGTTATTGGTATTGATACTCAAGAAATTGCTAGTACGTTTACTGATGTTGGGATTCAATTTGGGATTGTTGGTAAAGAATTAGAAAAATCTGTAGTATCTGTTAGAGATATGGGTTTAAATGCTGAAACAGTAATGAAATCCGTAGTTAATAATGCCTCTCAACTTAATAAATATAATTTTGAAGGAGGTGTACAAGGTCTTACTAAAATGGCTGCAAGGGCGGCAATGCTTAGATCTGACATGTATGAAACGTTTAATTTTGCTGAACAAGTTATGGATCCTGAAAATGCCGTTATAATGGCATCAACGTTTCAAAGACTTGGAGTTTCAGTTGGAAATCTTGCCGACCCGTTTGCGTTGATGAACGCTTCTATTAATGACCCAGGAGCACTTCAAGAAAGTATTGCTAAGGCAGCTCAAGCATATACAACATTCGACGAAAAAACCAAAACATTCAAGATAAATCCTCAAGGAATGTTAACACTTAGACAGATGGCTAAGGAAACTAATATGAGTTACGATAATTTATCTAAGATGGGTTTAGCCGCTGCAGATCTTGATAAGAGATTATCACAAATTAGCCCAACACTTAATTTTAAAGATGAATCAGACAAACAATTTTTATCCAATTTGGGTGAAATGGATGCTTCAGGAAATTATGTTGTTAAAATTAATGATTCACAAAGCAAAAATCTTGCAGATGTAACACAAGAAGAATTTGATAAATTAATTGAAGAACAAAAAAATGCTCCCAAAACAATGGAAGACATTGCAAAAGCGTCAATGAAATCTGGTGAAATTTTGGTAAATGAAGTTACTGCAATTAAAGAAGCGATTGTTAGAGGTGCAGTATCAACATCAGTTGTTAAAGATAATTTAGAATCTTTTAGAAGAATAATCACAGTTCCAGCAACAGCAGGAGGAAATACATTTGCTAAGACTGAACTTTTTAATACACAATTTGAGAAAGCATCCAATTCACTTAGAGACGCTGCGGCACAAATGGCAGACAAGAATAATAAGAAGTCAGTGGGTGATATAATTAGTGACGTTGCTAGTAAACTTAAAGATCAAGGTGGTGAGATTAGTGCAATTATGACAAATTTACTACCACAATTTACTAAACAAATAAGTGACCAAAATTATAAAAAAGGAAGTAGTGAGATTGGAGAGATGGCAAATCAATTTATTGCGGTAACAAAAGAAAAATTAGGTGGTGGTAAAGCGGAAAAAACATTATCGCAAAACAAAACAAATACCAAAAAACTAACACAAGCTCAAATGGTTGCTAATACTTTATATGGAACAGAATCATTAAATAAAACAACAAACCAAAACCAAAACCAACAATTAACATCTGTGGTTGCTCAAAGTGCCAACTATACCAATACTCATACAGGAACTATTACAATTAAAATAGATGCTCCAAATCTTGATATTCAACAATTGATACAAATTTTTAATAAAAAAGAAGTACAAGAAGCCATTTGGAATGCTAATTATAAGCAAGATAAAGAAATGGGAAGGGTTAAGTAATTTATCATCATAAAAATACCAATTAACCTATTTATAAT